CGTCGGCACCACCGCACCCGCCACCGAGACCACCACCGTGCTCGCCACGGGTTTCTCGATCGGGCGCACCGTCTCGCCGCCCACATCCGCATAGCGCTTCACCAATCGGAATATTACCGTCGTCCCGTCCGCGGTGCCGAGCAACTGATCGGTCGCACTCACGGTCGCGCCGGGCGCGCAGGATTTGTGATCCACGGGATCGCGGAAGCGAAAGCCGTTGAACTGCCCCGCCCGCGCCTCGAAGAAGTTCAGCACCGCGTAGAGATCGTCCACGGAGCGCACGCCCGATCCCGCGTCATAGCGCCGGCGCGCGTCCTGCCAGCGGCGGTTGCGGTTCTCCCGGCCGTTGGAAAGGCTGACGATATCCGTGCGCCTGACCGGCCCGCCGCTCGTACCGAGCGCGACCCGCAAGGGAAACCGCACATCATGAAATCCCGCCATCTCGATATCTCCATAAATAGGGCTGCCCTTCATCCGCCTGCTGGCACCTCTCGCCGCGACGCTATCGCCAACGGTGGGCGTCGCAACCTGGGCTCCCGCCCCCCCCCCAAACACTCACAAACTCCGCTGCCCGCGCCCCACCGCACGCGTCAGCATGGCGGCAATCTGTCCCTCGGATTTGCGGAAGCTCGCCGCGTCCTGCGTCGTCACGTTGAAGACGATCTGCCCTGCACCATCCCCGACGGTGGCAACGCCAAGCGAACCGTCCGGCCCCCGCTTCAGCGGAAGGATCGCTTCCGCGCCCGCCTCGCCCATCAATCCTAGTCCGCCACCGCTGCCGAAATAGGTCGGCGCAGAAACGACGCCGCCCTTGGCGAAGGGGGTCGCGCCGCCGAGCAAGTTGGAAATGCCCGACGACAGCAACCCCTCCAGCGGCTTTAGGCCCACCGAAAGCGCGATGTCGCTCATGCGCAGCGCCAGCCCGCGCAGCACGCTGTCGAGCCCGCGCCCGTCCACCACGGCGCCCTTCAGCGCCGAGGTCAGCGCAAAGCCGAAGGAGCGCGAGCGCGCCTCCAGATCGTCGAACACGTCTGTCAGCGCCTCGGCCTGCTGCCGCGTGTCGGCAAGCGAGGCGGATCGTGCATTGTCGTCCGAAGTCGCCATGTTTCACTCCATCTCGTCGGGAAAGGCCTGCATCAGGGCGGTCAAAGCCCCGCGCCCCGGCACCACCGCCGAAGGCCGCAGCAGGCCGAGAGCGAAGCCAAGCTCGCGCGGAGTCATCGCCCAGAAATCACGTGCGGAAAGCCGCATGCGGCACAGCCCGGCATGCAGCACCGCCTCCCAGGGGAAGGCAGGTGCCGCGCCGGACGCGCCGGATGCGGCCCTCAAGGGTTTTCGTTTTGCGCCGCCCCGCCGAAGGTCGCCTGCAGCAGTTCGGCGGCAATGCGCGCGAAACCCGCCAGCCCGTCCGCCACCGCCATGGCCGCCACCTCCTCGTCGCTGAAAAGGTTGCCGCCGCCGCGCAGGCCCGCGCCGATGATGCTGATCAGGTCGTCCGCCTTCAGCCGCCCCGACGAAAAGCGCTCTGCAAGCCCGGTCAGGCTGTCGACGGCAAAGGCCGTTTCCAGCTCGGCGAGCGCGCCGAGCGTCAGGCACAGCACCCGCCGCGCGCCGTCGAAGTCGGCCTCGATCTCGCCGCGATGCCGGTTTGCCCGCGCGCCCATCACACCACCTCGAAGGTCAGTTGTCCCGCAGATTCAAGCGCGATCTCGAAAACCACCTCGCCGTCATGCGCGCCGGAATATTCCAGCGCCGCGATCTGGAAGGCGCCGGAGACCTTGCCGAAATCTGGGATCACCACCTGCCATGGCACGATCGTGCCGGCGAAAAACAGCGAGCGCACCAGCGCGTCCGATGCCTGGTCCTTGAAGATACCGCTGCCGGAAACGGCCGCGCGCTGCACGCCCGCACCGCCCAGCAGTTCACGCCAGCGTCCCGCCGACTCCGCATCGGTCACGTCGACGAGCTGCGTGTTGAACGACAGCCGTTTCGAGCGCAGCCCGGCAACCGTGGCAAAGCCCGTCCCGTTATCGACTTTGAGCAGCAGATCCCGCCCCTTCTGTGCCACCATGGCCCGATCCTTTCCTTGAAACGTTGTTAGAGAACGGGCTCGGTCACGGCCCGAAAGCGCATTTCGGCGCGGTGGAAGCGCGACTTGCCGTCCCGCCGCAGCTGCGTGTCGCGGTGCAGCAGCAAAACGAGGTGATGGCCATCCAGCGCGAGCGGCGCGTCATGCAGGGCGGCGCGAACAGCCGTCGCGATGGCCTGCACGGTCTTGTGGCCCGCCGCCTCGCTCCAGGCCTCCAGCAGCACCGTGTGCTGCTCGCCCGGCTCGCTCGCCGTCGAATGATCGATGCTGTCGATGCCGGCGATCACCAGGAGCGGCGCCGCCGGCTGCGAGAGCCTGCGATCGGTAATGCCGCCGGGGCCGACGAGTGCCGTCAGCGCCGCATCGGCGGAAAGCCGTCCGAAGACCGCCTTCTGCAAGGCGGATGCCGCGCTCATGGGCTCAACTCCTCGCAGTCGCAGAGCGTGTAGCGCCCCGTTTCGTCCGGATCGCGGAAGGCGACGAGCGCGAAAATGCGCGCGCCCTTGCGCAGCCGCATGCCGCCGTTGATATCGCCGCGGATACGCAGCCAGATGCGGTGCGTCACCCGCCGTTGCAGCGCGCCGGCTGCCTCACTGAGGCCGGCCGATACCGGCTCGATGCGCGCCCAGAGCGTCGCGAGCGCGGCGAACCCGGTCTCCACGCCGCCCTGCCCGTCCGACGTTTCCACCGGGCGCTCCAGCACCAGCCGCACGCTCAGCGCGCCGGGATCGATGGGTTTCGTCATCACAGCCTCCGCAGGCGATGGGGTGCGACGAGACGGTCATAGCCTTGCGGCACCGCGCCCGGCTGGTCGTCCAGCGAGACGACGCCGCGCAACTCGAACATCGCCGCCACATGCAGCAGCAGCGCCCGCTTCAGCGTATCGGGTACATCAGCGCCGCTTTCGCCGAAGCCGGCGGTGAAATCGATTTCGATGCCGTTCAGCGCGCGTCTGCTCTCCGGGCGATCCGGCAGGAAGAGCCGCGCCGGGCGGGCGGTTCCGTCGAGCACGGCGCCTGCAAGCGCCACCTCCACCGGGTCTCCCAGTTCATCGTAAACCGTCACGGTTTCAATGGTTTGCACCGGCCCTCTGGTAATCTGAATCATCTGACCGTCCGGCCAGCCATCGAGATAGAGCCTCAGCGTCCGCGTGATGAGGCAGAGCCCCGTCTCGCTTTCCAGATGGTCGCGGGCGGTGCGGATGAGCGCGAAAAGCAGCGCATCCTCGTCGTCGGTCTCCAGGCGCAGATGCGCCTTCGCCTCGGCAAGCGTGATCGGCTCGGCCGCGGGCGGAAGAAGTTCGGCAATGGTCATGGTCGTCCTCTTGCGGTGAAAGGGATGCGGGCGCGGCCGGGAGGAAGAGCCGCGCCCGCCGGCACCGGCGGCAGGGGACGACCGCCGGTGCGAGAAGAATGGAGGAAGGAAAGCAGCGCCCCGCGAGCCCTTCTCCCCGCAGGCAGGGAGAGGGAGCGGATACGCTGGCGACCGAGACCTCAGCTCGCCGCGAACTTCACCAGCTTGATCGCCTCGAAGTTCTGCACGCCACCGCCCACGCGCTTGGTCGTATAGAAAAGGACGTAAGGCTTGGCGGAATAGGGATCACGCAGCACGCGAACGCCTGTGCGGTCGACGACGAGATAGCCGGCGCGGAAATCGCCGAAGGCGATGGAGAAGCTGTCGGCCGCCACGTCGGGCATGTCCTCGGCCTCGGCGATGGCAAAGCCCATCAGCGAAGCCGCCTGGCCCGGCGTTGCCGGCGGGCGCCAGAGATAGTTTCCGTCGGCATCCTTGAACTTGCGGATCGCGCCTTGCGTCTTGCGGTTCATCACGAAGCTCGCATTCTGCCGGTGCCCCGCCTTCAGCGCATAGATCGTGTCGATCAGCGTGTCGGACGGGCCGCTCGCCTTGAAGGCGCCGGCGGCCCCCGTGGCGATATAGCCGATATTGCCCCAGCTCCAGCCGGCATCCGCCACGTTGGTATAGCTGAGGAAACCCTTCGGCTTATTGGTCCCGTCACCGGAAACGAAGGCGGTTCCCTCCTGCTCGCCGAAGACGATGTCCACCTCCGAGGCAATCCAGCTTTCCACGTCCACCGCCGCATCGTCGAGCAAGGCCGCCGTCGCCGCCGGCATGGCGTAGAGCTCCATGGTCGGGAAGGAGAGTTCGGCAAGCTGCGCCGTGCCGGTCTGCGGGCGCGACGCCGTTTCGGACACCCAGCCGGAGGCCATGCCCGATGTGGCGAACGGCTTTTTCAGCACCGCGCCCGAAACCTGGCGCACCGTGGCGAGCGCCCGGATCGGCGAAGCGGCGGAAAGCCGGCGGCCGATTTCCGTGTCGGTCTCCGGCGGCACGAGGTAACCGCCGTCCGCTGCCGAGCCGACGGACATGGCCTTTTCGTCCAGCGCGCGCAGGGCGCTTTCATCGCCGCGTCGCATATAGGCGGAAAATGCCGCCTTGTGTTCGGCCGCTTCCAGGCTCACAGCACCGCTGCCGCCAAGCGCCGGCCGCGCCTTCTTCAGCGCCAGCTGGTCGAGCACCCGCTTTTGGTCGTCCATGGCGCGGTTGATGCGGTCCACCTTCTCACGGGTCACCACATCGCTGGTCAGTTTCTGCTCGATCTCGCCGAGCCTGCGGTCGTTGGTCTCCTTGAAGGCTTCGAAGGCCTCCATGAAGTCGTCGAAGGCGGCGGTCATGGTTTCCGGCACCGCCTTGATTTCCGGCGCGGTCTTCAGGGTCTGCGTCATGTCGTGCTGTGCTCCTGTTAGCGTTGCATCATCATCCGGGCCGCCCGGCGCATGGTGCGCACGAGCTCCGTTTCCTTGTCGCGGAACCACCGCGCATTCTTCACGTTCGACACCCGCGCCGAAGGCAGCATGGGAAAGGTGACGATCGAGATTTCCCAGAGATCGGCCTCGAGGATGCGCCGCACGCCGCTCGAGCGGTCGGTCCTGGAACGCACTGTCTGGAAACCGATGGAGAGGCCGTCGAGCGCACCGGATTTCATGAGGTTCAGCACCTCGCGGGCCCGCGCCACGCCGGGCGACAGCACACCCTCGACATAGAGCCCGCGCTCGTCCTCGCGGATGGTGCGCCAGCGCCCGATGGGCTCGGCCGGATCGTGCTGGAAAAGCATGCGCACGCCAGACGCGCCGCGCCTGGTGAGCGATTGCACGAAGGCGCCGGGCGCAATCGCGTCCTTGCCCAGGTCCACCTCGCCGAACAGGCTGGCATAGCCCGAAAACGCCCCGTCGCCGGAAACGCCGGCGAGCGTCAGATCGGCATACTTCTTCGTCCGCCAGACCGGCAGGTCGTCGGTTGTCATTGGTTGCTCCGATGTGAAAGGAGGATTTGGAATTCGGCAGCAGCCATCAGGGTCGCCACGCGAGCGCCCGATCCACGGCCTACTGCCTTGCCTACGGGCTATTTCCCACGCGCTACTGCTTCATGCGCTCCGCCGCGCGCGCCAGTACGCCCAGCCCCCACCAGGCCGAGAGGCTCGCCGCGGCCGATCCGGTCAGCAGCACTTCCACCGGCCCTAGATAGCTTGCGATACCCAGGCGGACGGCAATCCACAGCCCGGCCGGCCCGCCGAAGACGAGCCCGCAGGCAAGGCCGGTGAAGAACCGGCACGCCGCCTCGCGACGGCTTTTGGGCAGCAGGTAGATCAACGAGACGGCGGCTCCCGCCGACGCCCCGACCAGACGGGCCGTCCACAGCCCGCTATCGTTTCCGAAGTCAGCCATTGTTAAGCCTTTCAGATTATTATGAAAATCCAGAAGCATCGGCCAAATGGCCGAGGACACGCCGGCTTCTCTGCGGCGGGCGCGGCAAACGCTGAGTCTTTTGAATCCCTTGGCGCGCTTTCCTCGAAATCCGATTCAACACGTTCAGATATTGAATCCGGAAGGCGGAAAAAGATTCAGCTTTCCCGGGCAACGATCTGTTTCTCTGGCGTTTTCGGGAGAAACCCCCTCTGCCCTGCCGGGCATCTCCCCCACAAGGAGGGAGATTGGATGGGTGATGCTTCGGTTATCTCCAGCGTTTCTGAGTACGCACCCCTGTAGCATCTTGCCGATCTCCCCCTTATGGGGGAGATGTCCGGCAGGACAGAGGGGGATGCACCGCACCTTCAATACCCCACCGCCCGCCGTTTCTCCTCGTCCGTCAGGAAGCCGGCCGCCCCCACGCGTGCCCATAGTTCGGAGCGCTCCGCGGCAAGGCCGCTCACCTGGTCGAGGTCGGGCACCAGCCGCAGCGCGGCCTCGCCTTCCTCGGAGAACCAGTTGGCGAAGGCTGCGGCCGTGCGGCTCACCAGCGGCAGCACCGTCAGCCGCCAGAAGGCGCGGTTGGCCTCTTGGTAGTTGGCATAGGTCGCGTCGCCGGGCACGCCGATCAGCATGGGCGGCACGCCGAAGGCGAGCGCGATGTCGCGCGCCGCGCCGTTCTTGGCCTCCACGAAATCCATCTCGCGCGGCGAAAGCCCCATCGCCTTCCAGTCCAGCCCGCCTTCCAGCAACATCGGTCTGCCGGCACGCGCCGCGCCCGAATAGCCGTCCTCCAGTTCGCTCTTCAGCCGTGAATACTGGTCGGGCGAAAGATTGCCCCCCTCCTTCGGCTGGTAGACGAGTGCGCCGGAGGGACGCGCGGAATTGTCGAGCAGCGCCTTGTTCCAGATCGCCGCGGCATTGGAGAGATCGAGCGCCATGGAGGCGGCCTCGAGCGGCGCGAAGCCGAGCTGGTCGTCGAGCGGGTGAAACAGCCTCAGATGCAGGATCGCCTGCCCCTCGCCTGCCGTCCCGTCGCCCGCGCGGTGCCGGCGCACATGGTTGCCGGTGCGGTATTCGTAGGCCTCAGGCCAGCCGTCCCGCCCCTCGATGATGCGCACCCGGTCGGGCCGCAGCAGGTGCAGTTCGCGCAAGTCCTCGCCCACCCGCACGCCCTCGACGAAGGCATTGCCGGCAAGCAGCAGGTGCCCGTAAAGCGTCTCGAAGAAATCCGTGCCCGCCATGCGCCTATTCGGGCGGGAAAGCAGCGTAAGACGCGTATCGCCGGGCCGCTCGCTCTCGCCCTCATAGGCGAGCCAGGGCACCGAGGCGGCGGCCTCCGCGATCATCCGCACCGCGCGGTGCGCGATCGGGTTCTTCATGAAGCCTTCGCGCGACAGCGAGGCATAGGACCGGCTCGACCAGTGCGCCCGCCCCTCGGCCGTCAGCGTGAAGAAGCCCGACGCCTTGGTTTCCGCCGGCGCCGCGCGCCGTCGGGAGAAAATGGATGGCAGTTTCATGATGCCCTCGGTTCGTTGCAAAATGCGGTTCGTGCGGCGGAAGCGCCCCTACCCGCCCAGCGCGGTGAAAAACGCCCGCCCATACCCCGCCACGCGCTCGGCGCGGTCCAGTCCGTTGATGATGCGCCGCGCGCCGATCCAGTCGGCACGGCCGGGTGAAAAGCAATCAGCCAGCCGCCGGCCGGTGAAGGCCCCGCGCAGCATGCCGACGACGAGGATTTCCACCGACACCGCCATCTCCATCGCCCGCTCGGGGCGCTGCACGAGATCGACGCCGATCAGCGATGACAGCCGCTCGTAGTTGCGCCGGTGCGTGATCTGGACCAGCCCGCGCCCGAGCCAGGTCTTCCCGTCGGCGTCGCGTCGCCAGTAGGGCGCGGAGACCTGCGGCAGGCGCCCCTCGGCAAAGGCCCGGTCGAGGCGGGCGATCGCGGTGTCGTCGGTCGCCGCGAAGGTCTCGCGCACCGGCTGCATGCGCCCGCCCGTCTCGTGATGCGCCGTCGCCAGCATATAGGCGAGGAAACGCCGGTCGCCCGTTTCGCCGTACGTCTCGCCGCCCGCCTCGAAGCGGTCGATGAGCGCGCTCATGCCAGCGACCTGCGCCCGCGCCAGCCGCCCGCCATAGAGCGGCCCGCGCACGCCGTCGAAGAAGCCCTTGCGATAGATTGCCATCGTCATATCCCCCGCACGCGCGGTTCGCCCTGCCGGTCGAGCACCAGCGCCGTCAACGCCCAGACGAGCGCATCGAGCCGGTCCGGCGAGCGGCCGGAAGACAACCCGTCCGGGCCGAAATCGCACATCTGGTCCTCCAGTTCGGCAAAGGCCGCCGCATGGGCCACCCGGCCCTGTTCGTAGAGGGCGGCCACCGGTTCGGCGCGCAGGAATTTTCCGCGCGTCGCCCGGACCGTCGAAACCGGCAGATCGGCGTCGACGCTGCGCAGCATCGCCGTCACCATATCGCCGCCCTGGTTGACTTCCGCCACCACCCGGTCGGCGTCGAAGCGCCGGAAGGCGCGCACCACAGCACTGGCCCAGCCCGCCGGGCTTGCGCCCGTCACCGAGCAGTCGGCCAGCACGACGGCACGCCCGGTCTGGTCGAGCCCGGCCACGACGATGCCGCAGACCGAGGCCGCGGAGGCCGTCGCCGGCGGATCGACCGCCACGACGATGCGCGACAGCGGCCCGGGACTGCGAAGGCGGATCGCCTCCAGCCGCGGCCGGCTCCACAGCGCATCCTCGCGGTCGGAGATCAGCTCACCGTCCAGCTCCTGCCGGCCGAGCCGCGTGCCGCCGTAACGGTCGGCCATGGCGCGCAGGAAGCCGGGGGACAGGTTGTCGATATTGTCGTCGGTGCGGATGCGCTGCACGGCCGTCGCCGGGTCGCCCGCAAGCGCCCTCAACAGTGGCACCGGCCGCGGCGTCGTCGTCACCAGAACGCGCGGATCCTCGCCAAGGCGCAGGCCGAATTGCAGCATGTCCCAGGTCTCCTGCGCGTGTTTCCACTTGCCGAGCTCGTCGCACCAGGCGAAATGAAACTGCGGCCCGCGCAGGCTTTCCGGGTCTTCGGACGAGAAGATCTGCCCGATCGAACCGTTCGGCCAGACGAGCCGCCGGCGCGATGCCTCGAAATCCGGCCTGTTGCGGCCCGCGATCCTGCAGATGCCGGAGACGCCGTCGATCATCACTTCACGCGCATCGCCCAGCGTTTCAGCCACCAACGCAATGCGGATGCCGGCCAATTTGAGGGCGATCTCCTGCACCCATTCCGCGCCGGCCCGTGTCTTGCCGGAGCCGCGACCGCCCATCAGCATCCACACCCGCCAGTCGCCCTTCGGCGGCATCTGCGCCAGCCGCGCTTTGCAGTGCCAGTGGCCGATCTGCTGTCGATTGCTCAGAACGATCCGCTTTGTGGCAGACGAAAGCGCTTCCGACGCGCCCGTCGTTCCGCTGTCGGGATTGTCTTTCCGCAAACAGGGAGAAGGAAGATATGCCGGGCTTTCCTCACCAGCGGTCGTTGCTGGAGAATGAAACACGCCCTCCAGCCCCTTCTCCCCGCCTGCGGGAAGCAGGTCCCGGCAGGGGGATGAGGGGCAATCTTCGCCATCCGCGCCGCGCCGTGCCAGCCCCGCCTCGCGCGTATCGGCCCCATTCCGCAAGGCCGCCAGCCCACGATTTTCCTCGATCATCGTCAAGCCCGTGGCCGCCGCCCTCAAATTTCCGTCCGACTTCTTTCCGATCGCCCGGCAGGCGCGCCGCTCCTTACGGCCCGCTTTCCATTCCCGCGGCAGCATCGCCGCCAGCCCGGATTTCGCGCATCCATTCGCTTTTGGCGGCATCCATCCGCTCCTTTACGCGCACCTCGACAAGCCGGTCGAACTCCTCGATCAGCGCCGCCTCGTTCTCGTCGTCACCGTCCGCCGCTGCGGCCTCAGCCCGTTCATTGATCAGCGTGCGCTGCAGGCTGTCGATCTTCTCCAGCGTGCGCACAATGAGCGACACGGCCTCGATGGCCGCCTTGGCGTCGGTCTGGGCGACCTTGCGCGCTGCGTCGTCCACGGCTGCGTCCGCATCCTGCTCGGCCAGAACCTTCTGGCTCTGGAACCGCTGGAAGCGCTCACGCAGCTCCTTCGTCATTTCGAGAAGCATCGCCTGCATGTCGAGAAAGGGCTCGCCCGGCGCGTCGGCCTTGGTGTCGAGCAGCGGGGCCGCCCCACCGTAGAGAACGGCCCGACGCGCGCCGAGTCCATCATAAACCGCCATGTCAGGCGAAATGCCGAAAAGGTCGAGATCGATCGTCGAAAACTGGTCCAT